AAACACCCCAAATATTACGCAAAGTTAAGAAAAATATACAAGCAAGCAGAGAAGCTCAAGCAACAAGCGAGCAGTCAACAAGCAAGCAAAGTCTCAAGCACCGTGGACCACGATCCACGAGCAATAGACGAGCAAGCAAAACCTTCCCTTAAAAGTTCTTGAATCTTGGACCCTGGAACAAGTATCATGGTCCCCTGACCATGGTGCTTGGCTAAGATAAACGTATCGTTTGGATGTGTGGTGTGGAAGGCGATTTGATGTGGTGAAAATCTGATTTTATTACTCTTTGTAACTTTTAACTCAACAGTGAAAAAGTGCTTATTAGTATTGTACCCCAAACAATCAGGCATGCCAATACCAGCAAGGTTTTCAATGCGATTCCATATAATACCTGGGGTATTTTTCTTAAGTTCTTGGTATAATTTACGCTCTGGACCCATGCGGATTTTAAAGTAATCACAGCTCTCTGATTACCTTACCTGGCGGGGCAATCTCTTTACAAACTTTAATGACAACTCTGTGTGTTTCTCTTGAACCAATGATTTTATTCTCTGCTAAAAATATTTTATTAATATCCCACATGGTACCATCGGGAGTTTCAACAGAAACCCTGGCTTCCTTAGCGACCGTGCTTTTGTCATTAAACATTCTAATGACTTTCTGCATTTCATTTGACTTCAACATTACATTCCTGACTTACGCATATGATTCATTTTAATATCTTCAATCTGATGGGAAAGTTTTTTATTGTCAGATTCAACTTCAGTTACTCTAATTTGTAACTTACCGTTGTATCTTTGATGATTATCATTAATATCTTGGGCGCTACTTAGTGTACCTTCCAACTCATTAATTTTAGACTTTAACTTTATATTCTCAGCTTGAAGTTCTTCTTTCTGCTTTTCTAATTGAGTTATTCTTTCTTCTAATTTCATACTTGACTTTTACTTTAATTTACTGTAAAAGTCAAGCTTGGTCTTGTTTGGATGGACTCCACCACATGAAGTTCAAACAAGGCCTTTTTAATGGAGGATTATGGGCGTACCAAAAAGACTAACAGACCAACAACAAAGATTTTCAGAATTATATGTATACAATGAAGGAAGGATGACTCCTTATGAATGCGCTAAAGAAGCAGGTTACGCCGCAGAGTCAGCCCGTGTAAGAGCTAGTGAATTAAGAAACCCAAGAAGATATCCTCTAGTAGTAAAATTCATCGGAGAATTAAGAGAAGAAGTACAAAACAAATATGAAGTCACATTCGAAAAACATATTAAAGAACTTGCAAGACTTAGAGAAGAGGCTCTCAAGAAAGGTAGCTTCTCATCAGCTGTTAACGCAGAAGTCGCTAGAGGAAAAGCTGGAGGCCTCTACATCGAACAAAAAATTATTAAAACTGGTAAACTTGAAGATATGAGTGAGCAAGAATTAGAACGTAGAATGAAAGAAATTATAGATCAATATAGTCCGATCCTCGATGCTAAGCCAATAGAAGATTTAAAGAAAGAAGTTAGAACTGGGATTCCTTCTCTTAAGAAAGTCCACGAAATTCCAGATGATGTCGATGATGCACAAGAGACCAAAAGCCAAACAGACAAGAAAAAAGACGAGCAGGAGTATAAGGTAGTAAGAGAAGAGAAGAAATATATCTAAGACTTCTCTCATATCCTAGTCATCTTCTTCACACAAGCCAAAGGAATCATTGTCCTATCCCCAAAAGTTAAGGACCCATCCTCTTCCCGATCATAAGAAGCAAACAACTTGATTGCATATCTGTCTTTGTTGTATAACCACCCTTCATTAACAGGATAGGCTAGCTTCATCTTGTTAAAACCTTTTTCATCGGCCCAGCCAGAATCAGATAATATATCAATCCACTCAACTCTGACCTTTGAATAAGGGATAACGTCGCTGGCGTTTTGGTTCGAGCTTAATCTTCTTTTGGTTTTTCGTGGCATTATGGTATCTTGGGTTGTGTTTCTCGTGGAACTTATCCCAAAACTTCTCCTCTGTCATCTCCTTATCCACTCTTGCCTATATAGGGTATTTCTAGCCCAAAAAGTTTTTCTGCTATACCGATAAAAAAGTGATGGAACTCATGGAACTTATGTAATTGGATTAAAAAAACCTTATATAGCAAAGGTTCTAGACCAAAAAAAAGTTCCATGACACGTTCCATGGTCCGTGGGCCATGGAACTTTTTCCATGAATTGCCACATTTAGGCCACTTTTTTGCCATGATATTGATTCAATCGCTCAAGAAACTTGTGTCTCCATTCTCGCATCTCGGACCCTTTGAACCTGAATTCCTGAAAATAAAGATCCTGCGTACATATCATAATGATCCCCTGCTCGATGTTACTACCGTATACGTAGTCGTGGGCCATCGCATATGCAGCAATCTGTAAGAAATAGTCATCTATCCAATCCTTATTCTTGGCTCGGTTAGCCTGCTTAAAGTCTATGATCGTATCCATATCGTTATGAAGACATACTAAATCGGTCGAACCGGCGTACAATCCCGGGTAATGAATCGTTACTTCCGATCCGTAATATTCGGTAATAGGCGTAAGGCCCACGTCAATAATTTTTTGAGCCATAGGACGCGCCTCTGTCCCAATAGCACTGAGATCATCATACCCGACTCCCGTGATGTGGTTCTCCAGGAACTTATGCATGGAAGTCCCCCGCTTGCTTGAATGATTCTTAATGGCTTCTGCTTTTTCATGTCCGATTTTGTTTTTCCAGTTGGTTAAATAACCTTGATCCTTTGTTTTTGCAAGTATTGTTGTAACAGAAGGCAGCTTTTCATCGCCGAAGTCGTAGGTCCGTGTGCCGTGGTGCTCGTACCGTTGGCTGCTTACATATTTATATTTATTATTTTTTTTCACTCGTCTGACATAGGACTAGTGATGGGTGTAATAGGTTCTAGTTCGTCCTGTGATTTCTCCGATATCGTTTTTTCCCTCATTTTTCTTTGAATTATGTTCTCGACCAGGTCGCCGTGCTTCTTTTTACCTTGTACCTGAACCACAGAGTTAATAATATCTTGCCTCAACTTCATTTTTTTATGTAAAAATTTTATCATAATACGACCACTAACATATACAATGAAAGCAGAGTCATCAACCCTAGAAAGGTGACCACTACAATAAAAATTTTATTCATTTCCTGTTCCTTTTATCCCACTTGGACCAGGCCCAGCCGTTAATCTTGCCGGATACGTATTGAATCCACAGTAGTATTTTATTTATCATCATTCATTTCTTTTATTGTTTTATTTTGTCTCTCCTTGGTTTGTCTTACAGCTTCTTGATAAGAATCTTCTAATTCTTCCTTTTCTCTTTCAGCTTCATCTAGAAAATCCTGTTTTCTTGAAGGAGCTATTGCATTGGGTACGTCTTTCATCTCCCACTTAATAATGATGTCGCTGATTTCCTGGAACGGATAGTTCCTGGCCACCATGTCATCGCGGTATGCTCTTAGTTCTTTTAATAATTCTTCTAGTTCTGTGTTCATATGTTTTTATGGTTAGTACGGAGGCCAGTCAGAAAATTCTGACTGCGGCCTCTGTACTTTTATGAAACCAACATCTAGTTGTTTTACGTTATTGTAGATCTCATAAAATTTTTCGTTCATATTTTTTTATGATGGGTGCTGTTGTAATGCTTAATGAACAGGGGTTAGAAACCCATCACAACAGCTTAGAGGCCCATCGTCCTCCACAAAATATCGTTTCGCCCCATTCTCTAACTCGGTTTATCTTTTTCAAAATCGTTGTCCATCAGGTTGTCTAATTTGTCTCTCTGTCTCTAGATCTACAATGTTGTCTCCCAGCTCCTGAGCTCTAGGTTCGTAATGATCTATAATTTGTTCAATCTTGTGTAGTTTAATCTGGGTGTATGGCCAAATAAGTTTTGCAAATGTTAATGCGTCTCTGTATCCGCAGCTCCAACGCCATTGTCTTTTGTAGTGAGCTGGTCTTTTAATTTTATATATTTTTTCTTTACTCCAGCCGAATCCTAAAGTCTCGTGAATCCATGCAATGACGTCTTTATCCGTTACTGATATTTCACAGCGTATGTACCATTGGTTATAAACTTTTCCGCCTCGATCCTTACGTTTAGTTTTCTTTTGCTTGCATGTTGCACAACCGTCAGCATCAAAGAATCCTGCAATGTATGCTATATCAGTTTGGGTAAGATCAGCCACTAATTCCTTTCTTTACTTCTTTTTTTCTAGGCATATTTTATTTTCTCCTGCTTCGATAGTTTTAAAATCGAAATACGTTAGACAGTGAGCTATGTGATCCATTGAATACGTGGTGTAGTCATCAAAGACAAAGCGCGTACCGCGTCTTGCTCGGTTAGCAAACCATATGGATTCTGTCAGAATATTTTTAGTCATGTGTGGTCCATCAAAATGGACAAAGTCAAAGGGTCCTGCCTCTGGGTTTTTATTCATAAATTCTGTATCGGTCATCTTGTGAAATCTAAACTCTGGGTATCTTACAAAATCTTTTATCATTTGATTCATCATACTATCAGTGTAATCTGCTTGGACTGGAAAATCTGGTTTTTGCACTGTATCTTTATCGTAGTGTTGATAAAGTAAATCTCCATAAGGATCTACCCCCATGTGTTTATAAGGAACTCCTGGAAGCCGGCGTGTAATTTCATCTATAATGATTTTAGATCCTAGTCCTTCTCGAACTCCAATTTCACAAGTGAGAACTTGCGAAGGAGATTCACTATAGAACGGAAGAGTCTTGACCCATTCCGTTAGCTTGTCGTACTCCACGCCATCGCCTCTAATCATTTTTCAAACTTTCATACACATGTTTTTTAATATCTTTCTCTGTACTTATGATGGTTAGAAAATCTAGACCACTATAAGCTTTGACATAAGCGTTGTGACTCACCGCAATTGTTGTACCTGAACTTAACATAGCAAACTCAATGCAGGAACTTGTCAGTATTATTATTATCGTGATTAATACTAGCTTCGTATACATAAAATTCTCCTTCTGAGTCACATTCCCAACATTGGTGAACATGCTCTTTTTCATCTACGTGGACAACTTTAACATATCCATTGCCTTTGCACACGTCACAAATTTCTTTTTTAACCCTATATTTTTTTAACCGGGCCATTTAACTTTTTTGCTTTCTCGTTTGCTATTTGCTCAATAGTTTTACTAATGGATAATTTTGCGTCCGGTAATAATATCTTGGACAAACCAATCAATGTCTTGTATGTTTGATGCGTTAGCGAAACGTTGCGGTATTTAGTTATATCAGTCATGTGTTCCTTTCATTTGAACTATTATATAGGACTTTTTAAAAACTTTGTCAATGATAAAATTTACTTTAACA